AGTGACTTCCAAAAAGAACAATTCATTGAAAAACATAAAAAAAATATGTTGGGAGCACAATTTCAAGGTCTGTCGAATATGACCGTAATCAGCCATATTGAGCGTCGTATTGTGGACTTTCTTAATGAAATGAAGGTTCCAAGTAATCATGTTGAACGCATGCCGTCTTTATCAGCGACATGTGAATCAACTCGATCTCAAGGAGGATTTTGTGGTGATATTCAATGGCTTCTTCGGAATACCTATGGGCAACCATATCTTTTATATATGGTTTGCCACAAAGGAAAACTTAAAGTAATTTATGATTTTACTAAAGAAGAAGTTGATCTGCTTATACGAGATATGGCCATTATTGAAATGTCGATTTCGGCAAAACATCTCGAGAACTACCTTAAAGCGGAAGTTCATCTCGTCTACGAACCATTTAAGATTCGACCGATTACATGTGGTGCAGGATATGTTTATCATTTAGCACGGTGTTACCAAAAGGTTTTCCATGATCGTCTTCGGACAATGGAACCTTTCACATTGATTGGTAAGTCCTGGGATTCCTCTTTTGCTTCTCGCTACCTTCATGGTAGCTTGAATAAATTTTGGAATGCTGGTGACTTTTCTGCAGCAACTGATGGTATCAATCGATACCTTCAGGAATACGTAACTGACCTTATATGTAGAGAAATCTACATTAATGGTGATCAGCTGGTAGCTCAATGTGTTAGACGTAGCATGGGTATGCACAGGCTTGTTTATCCCGATAAATCGGTTATTAAACAAGCTTGGGGCCAACTCATGGGTACACCTTTTAGTTTTTTAGTTTTATGTATTATTAATTTCTGCACGACTTGGGCATCACTTGAAGAGTCTCGTGGTGTCGAATTATCCTATGCTCAGTTTGTGAGAGATCATCGTCCATTAATTAATGGTGATGATAACCTTTTTGGTTTTAATAGCTCGTCTGAGTATGAGACCTGGGTTGAGTATTGCCGTGAGGCAGGGCTCAATCGATCTCCGGGCAAGAACTACGTAAGTAGTTCTTTTGTCATGGTTAATTCGAGACCAATGAAAATTCATCGTGGTGAACGTGACCAGGTTAGATTTCTTACTGAAATCTTTACATGTAATCCTGGACTGCTACGTGGTCAAGGAAGGGTTCTCTCTGATACGAGAACTGGTGAACTGAGTGAGGAAGACATAGATCAGCAGCTGTCTTCTGCCTGTGATCAATTGAGTGAAGTTTCTCAATTTGGTGATCG